AGTTCGAGAGCTCTGGCGAGAGTAAGAACCTGCAGCCTGGCGTCAAGGAAAGCACGCCGTCGGGTGAACGTGCGCGGCGCAAGGGTTCATTCCTGACGCGCTTCTATACGAATCCGAGCGGCCCGCTAGTGGATAAGGATGGCGATCCGACGCGCTTGGCCCTGGCCGCAAATGCCTGGGGCGAGCCGGTCCCGCGCACAGCTGGCGCAGCTGCCCGTCTGGCCGCCAAGGGCCGCAACCTTCTGGAAAAGTACAAGCTGGAGAAAGCATGATGAAGATCGAGATCAGCATCGAAAAAGGCGGCGAAGAGAAAAAGGACATGGAGCATCACGAGATGCCCATGGAAGAGGGCGAGGACGAGATGGAGCTCACGCCTGAGCAGATCGCGCAGATGGCCAAGAAGCTAAAGAGCAGCGCATCTTTGAGCCGGTCCGAGCGCACCATGCTCGCCCAGTACCTGATGAGCGAGGCAGAGGACTGAAATGGAATACGCAAAAGACGCACCGGGCGGCAAGCGCCTGACCCCTGACGAGATCATCAAGCGCCAGCAACTGGCTCAGACCAAGAAGGATGAGTTCCAGGCGATCTACCAGGACGCCTACGAATTTGCCCTGCCCCAGCGCCAGCTGTATGGCGTCTGGGAAGGCGGCAGCACTGGCTCCAAGAAGATGCAGCGCGTCTTCGATTCGACCGCAATCAACAGCACCCAGCGCTTCGCCAACCGGCTGCAGTCGGTGGTCTTCCCTCCTCAGCGCAAGTGGTGCAAGCTCGAGCCCGGCCAGGACATACCCGTCGAGCGCAAGGCGCAGGCCCAGGCGGTGCTGGATGTCTACAACGAGAAGATGTTCGCCGTGCTGCGGCAGTCGAACTTCGACATCGCCATGGGCGAGTTCCTGCTGGACCTGGCCGTCGGTACTGCCTGCATGATGGTGCAGCCCGGTGATGATGTGGCGCCCATCAACTTCATCCCGGTGCCGCTGTTCTTGGTGACCTACGAAGAGGGCGCCAATGGCCAGGTGGACAACGTCTACCGCAAGATCCGCATGAAGGGCGAGAGTCTGCAGCGCCAGTGGCCTGACGCCGAGATCCCCGAGGATGTGCAGCGCCGCATCGCGGACAAGCCCACCGAGGACATCGAGCTCCTCGAGGCCACGATCTTCGACCATGGGCGTGGCGACTACTGCTACCACGTGATCGACAAGGTCTCCAAGCAGGAGATCGTCTACCGTCGCCAGAGCTACAGCCCCTGGGTGATCTCGCGCTACATGAAGGTGGCGGGCGAGATCTACGGCCGTGGTCCCCTGATGACTGCCCTGCCGGACATCAAGACCCTGAACAAGACCAAGGAGTTGCTGCTCAAGAATGCCAGCCTGGCCGTCTCTGGCGTCTACACGGCTGCAGACGACGGGGTGCTCAACCCCAACACCGTCCGCATCGTGCCTGGTGCCATCATCCCGGTGGCCAGGAATGGTGGCCCGCAAGGCCCGGCCCTGCAGGCACTTCCGCGCTCGGGCGACTTCAACGTCACCCAGCTGGTGATCAACGACCTGGTGCAGAACATCAAGCGCATTCTGCTGGATGAATCACTGCCTCCTGAGAATATGAGCGCCAGGTCTGCCACCGAGATCGTGGAGCGCATGAAGGAGCTCTCGCAGAACCTGGGCTCGGCCTTCGGCCGCCTGATCAACGAGACCATGATCCCGCTGGTGGCCAAGATCCTGCAGGTCATGGACAAGCGCGGCCTGATCGATCTGCCGCTGCAGGTCAATGGCCTCGAGGTCAAGGTCTCGCCGGTCTCCCCGCTGGCCAATGCCCAGGCAATGGACGAGGTCAACAGCGCCCTGCAGTTTGCACAACTGGCCCAGCAGATGGGACCGGAGGGGGCTGTGGCCATCAAGTACGGAGAGATGGTCGACTATCTGGCCGACAAGCTGGGTGTGCCCGCCGCGCTCCGCAACGATGCTGCCGAGCGTGCGTTCATGCTAGAGCAGCAACAGCGCCAGCAGCAGCAGATGGTGCAGGCCCAGCTGGCCATGGCTCAGGCCGGTGCTGCACCGCAAGGAGCGCCCGCATGAGCGGCTGGGAAGACCTAGATTCCCCCCAGGCGCCTGATGTCCGAGAGGCTGATCAGAAGCGCGAGGATCTTGGGCGCCTGTGCCTGCGGGTATTCGGAACCGAGGACGGCCAGAAGCTGCTTGGCTGGCTGCGCGAGATGTATGTAGATGTGCCCATCGCCGTGCCGGGCACAGACCCTTCCCATGCCTTCTTCGCCGAAGGGTGCAGAAACGTGGTTAGGGACATTGAGGCGCGGGTTAAACAAGCAAGGAAACCATGACCGACACCAACGACCAGCCCAGCGGTGACGCTGGCCTACTGGACAGCGCGACAGTCGACAACCCGGAAGCGAAAGCTGCATCCAACCCGCAAGCTGCGGAGATCGATCACAAGGCACCAACACCTGGCGCCGAGATCCCTGGTACCCCGAAAGTCAAACCGGATTACCTGCCGGACAACTTCTGGGACAACGAAAAAGGCGAGGCCAAGTACGAGGCCATGGCCAAGAGCTGGGGCGATCTTCGCAAGATGGTCTCCCAGGGAAAGCATAAAGCGCCCGAGGGCGGCAAGTACGACACCTCCGCGCTTAAGACGCAAGACCTAGAGAACGACCCAATCGCTAAGACCTACGTGTCATGGGCGGCCAAGTGGGGCATCTCACAGGCGGCTTTTGATGAGATGGCCAGCCAGTTCTACGAGCAGGCTCAAGCCATGGCCCCGGCTCCCATTGACCCGTCTGTCGAGATGAAGCAGCTGGGTCCGAATGGCCAGGCTGTGGTTAATGGCATGGTGGACTGGGCTCGAGGCCTGGTCAACAAGGGCGTCTGGGGGCCGGATGACTTTGAGGAGTTCAAGGTCATGGGCGGCACGGCCAAGGGGCTGCGGGCGCTGATGAAGGTCCGAGAGGCCTACGAGGGTCGGGTGCCGGTAGAGTCTATGCCGGTGGATGGAGCGCCCAGCAAGGAAGAGCTCTATCAGATGGTGGCCGATCCCAAGTACAAGACGGATCCCGCCTTCCGGCAAAAGGTTGAAAAGATGTTCCAGCAGAACATCCGGTAGATTGTCTCCAAGGGCTGCCGCAAGGCAGTTGCCATTTGCCCCGGCCTAACCCGCCGGGGCTTTTTTCTGTACAAATAGCAATTGCATCTTTTGGCACTTGACATACAATTCCGTTAAGGCTAACCGGGCAACCGGCCCTGACCGCAGCGAGATGCTGACGAGTGGCTGCCGTAAGTAGCAAGCAATCGGCCCTGGGTTCCAGGCTCACCGCAGCGATAAACCTGTTTAACCAACGAATGAGGTAAATCATGAGCGTGTCTCTCTCGAACGCCTTCGTGACCCTGTTCGACGCGGAAGTCAAACAGGCCTACCAGGGCAAAGCAATGCTGGTGGGTGCTGTGCGTGCGCGTCGCGGTGTCGAAGGCTCTACTGTCAAGTTCCCCAAGGTTGGCCGTGGCGTCGCCACTGCCCGCGTTCCGCAGACGGATGTCACCCCGCTGAACGTCGGTTTCTCGCAAGTCACCCTGACCCTGTCCGACTGGAACGCCGCTGAGTACAGCGACATCTTCAGCAAGGCCAAGGTCAACTTTGACGAGCGCCAGGAACTGGTTCAAGTGGTGGCCAGCGCTATGGGCCGTCGCCAGGATCAGCTGATCCTTGACGCCCTGGCCGCGTCCAGCACTTCGCTGACCGTCAGCAATGACATCGGTGGCACCGACACCAACCTGAACGTGGCCAAGCTGCGCGAAGCCAAGCGCCTGCTGGACAAAGGCAACGTCCCGGCTGATGGCCGCCACATCATCATCCACGCCAATGGCCTGTCTTCTCTGCTCTCTGAGACCTCGGTGACGTCCTCGGACTTCAACACGGTCAAGGCTCTGGTGCAGGGCGACATCAACACCTTCCTGGGCTTCACCTTCCACGTGATGGGTGATCGCTCTGAGGGTGGTCTGGCCATCGACGGCTCGCTGGATCGCACCTGCTTCGCTTTCCACCAGCAAGCCATCGGCTACGGTGAAGGCATCGGCATGCGTACCGAGATCAACTACATCGCGGAAAAGACCAGCTGGCTGGTCAACGAGGTGTTCTCGGCTGGCGCCATCGCCATTGACGATGAGGGCATCGTCAAGCTGACCTGCCGCGAATCCTGATAGGAGGGACTAGACCATGGCATTCAACGCTACCAACTTCCAGCCCCTTGGCGGTCAAGCCAAAGCTGGCAATGCTCCCCAGATGTGGAGCTACACCACGGAAGACGCGGCCGGGACCGTGGACACCAGCGGCTATTTCAACGCCGTCGCGTCCATCGTCAAGGTTGGTGATGTCATCCTGCGCGTCACCACCAGCTCGGGCTCTGTCTCGACCGCTGGCTGGCACGTGGTGATGAGCAACACCGGCACCGTGGTGAACGTGAGCGACACCACCGCCCTGACGGTGACCAACACCGACTAATTTCAGTCGGAGTTAACGGGCCAGCCTCTGAGCAATCGGCGGCTGGCCCTTCTCACATTAAGAGGTTCTCATGGCTGCAGGCGATACAGGCGTCACCATCTGTTCAGATGCCCTACTTATGCTGGGGGCCAAGGCCATTTCTAGCTTCAACGAGGGCACCGACGAGGCTTCGGTCTGCGACCGTCTCTACCCCGACATCAGGGATTCCACGCTGGTCATGTATCCGTGGAGTTTCAACACCAAGAAGATCCAGCTGGCCAGGCTGTTGACCGCGCCGAATAGCGTCTGGCGCTATGCCTACCAGCTGCCAGGCGATCGCTTGGCCAACCCCCGCGCCGTCTACAACTCGAGCTCTATTGGTTCTCCCGTCCAGAAGGACTGGGAGATCCAGGGTGACCAGCTGCTGACCAACCTGACGGCCGTATACATTGATTACCAGTACGAGCTGCAGGAATTCGCATTCCCCAAGTATTTCGTGCAGCTGCTCAAGTACATGATGGCCTGGCACCTGGCCGAACCCATTACCGAGCAGCGAGAGAAGGCTATCTACTGGCAGCAGATCTCGGTGGGATCGCCGACTGAAAATGGCCGAGGCGGCTATTTCCGCACTGCCACCAACATTGATGGTCAAGGCCAGCCATCCCGCGTGATTGAAGATTACAGCCTGATCGCGGTGAGGAACTAATGCCGCGTTTTGTAGACATCCAGACCAACTTCAGCACGGGCGAGCTCGACCCGCTGTTGCGGGCTCGAGTGGATCTGCAGCAGTACAACAACGCGCTGGAGAAGGCGACCAACGTAGTAGTGCAGCCCCAGGGAGGGATGCGCCGCAGACCTGGTCTAAAGCACATACTAGAGCTGCCCAACAGCAGCACGCCTAGTGCTGGCAACGGCGTGCGCTTGGTACCG